GTCAAAGCTCATCGAGCCTGTTACAGAACAATTTGTTGTAGAGCGCTTAGAGAGAATGAGGGCGCGATGAGCTTTGACAAGCGTTTTTATGGAGTTTACGAAGGTATTGTTGTAGACAACAACGACCCAGAAAATCGTGGACGTGTAAAGATACAAGTGCCCCAAGTTACAGGTTTTGAAGATACGGGCTGGGCAGATGCTATTACAGGAGGCATCTCTCAAAACCATTTTCCCTATGGAACTTTTACTACCGTAACTGACCAATTCCCGGTAACTATAAATACAGAAAAACTTATAACTTACGAACTTTCAGAAGATGTTAACAAAGTTTATAGGGACGGAACCCGCATATATGTTGAAGAGTCTGGGGACTACTCTATTTTTTACTCTAATACTTTTGCTGGTACAAACGCTTCAGCTCATACCGTTGACGTTTGGTTTAAATTAAATGGTCAAACAATACCTAGAAGTAGCACACGATTTATAGTTAGCGGAAACCCAAATCAAAGAAACGTCTCTAAAGGTGGAATTATAGATTTAAACGCTGGAGACTATCTTGAAATAGCTTTTCAAACTTCTAATATAGATATACATCTTGCATCTGACCCTGCCACTAATGACGCCCCAGTAGCAGCTGGTGGAGTATTTACTATATTTATGGTTGGAAAGTACCGACCAAAAGCTGGAACAAAAGTTGGAGTTATGTATTTAGCCGGGGACCCTAATTTCCCATTATGGATAGGAGAAATAGCCTAATGTCATACACGTCATACCAAACAGCAATCACTCTACCCTTTGCTTTTGATAGCTACGGGTCAGTGGCTCATACATCTGATGAAAAGAAGATCTGGCAAGACCGGGTAGTCCTCGTCTGTATGACTAGTCTCAATGAGCGCATCATGCGGCCTACATTTGGTACTAGCGTTGCCGCTACAGTCTTTGAAAATATTAATGACTCTGTAAGCCTTATCCAACAGACTATCGGTGGAGCTTTCTCTAAGTTCTTACCTAGCCTATCTCTTCAAAACGTTAGAGGGTCGGTGGATCCAGCTGATGGAAACGTAGTTATTGAGGTCTTTTACCGTTATAATGATAAAGACACCCAACAAAGCGTAAAGATTAAGACCGGATTGTTCTCCAGAAGCGGAGAGCTAATAGTGGAAGGAACTGGACGAAGTGGCCGTTAAAAAGTATGTCCCACAGATTGACTACACCTCTAGGGACTACACATCCATCCGGGAAGATCTAGTCTCTCTTATCCCTAACTTTGCCCCTAACTGGACCAACCGCGACCCGGCTGACTTCGGTATGACCATTCTTGAAGCTTTTGCTTACATGGGTGACCAGCTGCACTATTACATTGACCGTGCCGCTAATGAGTCGTTTATTAGCACCGCTAGCCAACGCGATAGCGTACTTCAGCTAGCCCGTCTTCTTGGATACCAAGCTACTAATAACACAGCCTCAAGAGTGACGGTAACCTTTCAAAACTCAACAGCTAATCCAATTACAGTTCCAGCTTTAACACAGGTTGCTACAACAAACGTAACAAGCAGCACCTCACAGCAAATTATTTTTGAAACAGCAACATCTGTAGTAGTACCGGCTACAGGATCTATTACTGTAACCGCAAACCAAGGTGTAACTATTCCAAACGAAGTAATTGGAACATCTAACGGTGAGTCTAGTCAAGTTTTTAAACTTTCTAAAACTCCTGTAATTGAAAATAGCGTTAGATTAACCGTTAACGGAATTAGCTACACACAGGTACCTTACTTAATTGATTACCAAAACTATGATCCTGTATTTAGCACATACACAAACGCTCAAGGCGTTACTTACGTTGTCTTTGGAGATAACGTCAGCGGACGTATTCCACCGGTAAACGCTCAAATTACAGCAACCTACCGTATCGGTGGAGGATCTTCCGGAAACGTTGGCGTTAACACTATCAAGTTCATTCTTACTAACGGTGTATCTGGACTCAGCGTACTTAACCAATTTATTAGCGCTTCAGATTCTGGTGCGGCTTCTGGTGGTGGAGATTTTGAATCTACCGACGCAATCCGTGTAAATGCTCCTTTAAGTTTACGTACATTAGAAAGAGCAGTGTCCCTTTCTGATTACGCTAACCTTTGTATTAAAGGTGGAGCAGCTAAAGCTGTGGCTATTGCAGACGTATACACAAGCGTTACTGTTTACTTTGCTCCATTTGGAGATAAGGGTGTAACAGGAGATGGGGTAACCCCATCAAACGTATTTAACAATACAGTAACAAGCTTGAGAGCTTATCTAAATAACAAGATCCCAGCTAACACAACAATTACGTTCCAGCCACCTTCATACGTAAATGCGTTTATTGATGCTGATATCACTGTCTTGCCTCAATACAAGCAGAGCCTTGTTCTATCTGAGGTTACAGCTAAACTAGATACGTTATTTCAATTTGATAACGTAATATTTGCTGATCGCGTAACAATTAACGATATTACATCTGCTATTAACTCAGTACCTGGGGTTGCATTTGTAGAGCCTACAAAGATTGTCCGATCAGACGCTGATATCACTCGTGTGGTAGACCAGAAGACATTAGCTGCTGGAGTTGCTACTTTGCGTACAACAGCTGCTCACGGACTTAAAATTGGAGATACTGTAAAAGTTACAGGCGTTGACAACGACTTTAACGGCGTATTTGTTGTTACAACAATACCAACTACAACAACTTTTACTTACGCTTGCTCTGGAACAACTATTTCAGCCACTGCTGTAGTAGGCGGAGCTGCTACAAAACTGGCGGTTACCGACATTATCTGTGAGCTTAACGAGATCCCACAAAAGCCAACCTCTTACACATGGGGTCTTACTGTAACTGGAGGCATTACAGTCTAATGTCACGCTATGGTATTAACTATTATAATTTAGCTTACTACGGTCCCGATAACGCATCGCAATATATTGCAACCGCGTTTACCGCAAAACCTAGAGGGTATGGAAACATACAAGTTAAATGGAATAGCCCTGCCGGAACATGGTCAAAACTTAGACTTGTTCGTAACTCTTTTGGTTATCCGGTAAACCCTTGGGACGGCGATCTACTTGTTGAGGCAGCTATTGAAACAGACCCAACCGTGTACGATGATGTTAATAACCTAGTTAAAGGCGCGTATTACTACTACTCGCTTTTTGTATTTGAAACTGTTACATACACTTGGCTTCGCGTTGGAGACTCTACAGGCGTTTCTGTTAAAGACTATGGATATATAAGCGCATTGTATGACGGACTCCCAACTGTTGCTAAAATTCAAAATGCGTACGATGCTTCCGGTAATTACGATAATAAAGATCTATTTAACTTTATGTCCCTTTTTGCGTTTGAGCTAAACCACGCACACACAGTGGTAGCACTTCTTAACAACAAATATGATGTTCAAAAAGCTAACGGAGCGTTAGTACCCTTATTCTTAAAGCAACTTGGGTACGACTACGAAAAAGAAATTGGATATCAACAATCTCGTATCCTAATCCGCGATGCTGTACAGATTAATAAAGAAAAAGGAAGCAGCCAAGGTGTACGTGAGTACATTAAAGCTTTTGCTGGTTACGCAGTCCCAAAGCCTATTGGAACTGAAGCAAACCCTTCTACAGATGGCTTGACTATGGGCCACAATCTAATGCTTGACTACAACGACTCATCGTTTGAAGAAAGTATTGGCCACTGGGGATCTTTAAATGGCACCGCTAGTTTAGCCTCAATCCACACTGAAAAAGTTTTAAGAGCAGCTATTGCAACAAATGTAGCCACAATTACTTTAGAAAAAGTTCATGGATATAGAGTTGGTGACAAGTTTACAACAAGCAATTTCCCACTAAACCTATTTAACACAACAACCAACCAATTTACTGTAACAGCTGTAGGGGCTAAAACTATATCTTTTGCTTTGACCGGTGCAGATGTGCCGTCGCAAGATGTCTACAACAAAGTGTTTAAAGCTTACCCAACTATTAAGCCTTACCCAAAGCCTTGGGAAGAACCAACATCTTCATCGTTTACCCCTAATAAACGTCAAGG